CGCCAAGTTATCATCTCAAATTCGTTGATGCTGATTCAGCATAAATAAAAAATTGAAGATTAGGGTGGGAATCCACCTCTCACCCTTTTCTTCTGCTATAGTAGAGAGACAATGATTAAAGTAAAAACAGTTTTAATAGATGTATCAGAAGATAATAGTAACTCAATCAGTTTTAAGACTGATGGTCTATTGTTATCAGGAATTAAATTTCCTGCAGCAATGACAGGTTCTACAATTACATTTGACCATTCAATGGATAACTCCACATGGGCTGATGTAAAAGAAACTGATGGAAGTGATGTAAGTTATACTATATCAGTTGGAGATGTAATAAGACTTGACCCTAGTGGTTGGGCTTTTGCATCAGAAGGTTGGTTAAGAATTACATCTTCTGGTAATGAAGCAGCAGATAGAAGTTTAGAAGTATACCTAAGACATAGTTAGGAGGTTTTGTGAGTAGTACAATAGCCGACCTAATTAATAGGACATACAGAGAATATTTAGAACCAGTAGATTCTGTAGAAAGTTATTCTTATATAACTAATACAGATTCTTTAACTAGTGGTACTGGATTAACTTCATCAGGCACAACAGTAAAATATGACGGTAACTTGTTTTCCGTTGAAGAAGAAGATGCATTAGATGCTGGTGCAATTATAGAGATTGGCCAAGAGTTAATGTATTCTACTGCATTAGATACAACAGCTAACGAGATTACAGTTAAAAGAGGACAAAGAGGAACTACAGCTGCTGAGCATGCTAATGGTTCTTTAGTTAAAATAGCTCCTGCATTTCCTCGTAAAAATATTTATGATTCAGTTATTGACCAAATAAAAAATTTATATCCTACATTATTTGCTGTAGAAACACTAGATGTTACAAGTGGTACAGGTTATAGAATATTAGGAACTCATGGTAGTGACCAAGATAGTTATAATTATTTAGTTACTCCAATTAAAGCTATATCACAATATACAGATTGGAGTGCAGGTTCAGACCAAACAGGCTTAACTTATAAACCTGTAGGTATTGAATTAATAGACTTACCTAATCCATTTACTTGGACAGATGATACAAGCACAGAAAGAACTAAAACATACACAACAGGCCCAGATGTAGTACATGCATTACAATTTGCAGGTATAGCTTCAGGCCATACAACATATGTAACTTTTAAAAAGAAATTTGTAATACCAACTTCTGAAGCTACTACATTAACAGCAGTAGGTTTAGAAACAGAATACGAACCTATAATTATGGCAGGTGTTGCTGCACAGTTACTTGCTGGAAAAGATATTAATATGGTGGATACTCCTTATATAACTGAACAATTAGAAGCTGCAGTATATCCTGTAGGTAGTTCTAGTTCTATTAGAAATTCATTATTACAATATCAACAAGTACTTATAAGCCAAGCTAGAAGTAATTTGAGGTCTAAATATCCGGAGGCTGTCCTATTACAAGGCGTTAGTTATCCTTCGTAATGCCTAGAATAGCCACTACTGATTTAATTTCTAACCCTAAAAGATATGGGTATGACTTTAGAATTGATAGATTATTACTTCGTGCTGCTATAGGTCCTGAAAGGCCTATGACTATACAGTCATCAGATGTTCAAGAAGGCCAATCAATTAATGTTAAACAAAATCCTGAAGATTTTACTTCTAACATAGGTCGTGTATTTTCAAGAAGTAATTTTTCTGCAGGCCAAGGGTTAGATACTGCACATAGAAGCAATGGACAACCTGATGATGTAAATAGATTTTGGGATAGTAAAGGTATAGATGTATTTCATGCAGATGATGAAACATCATATAGTGTACATTTATTACATACAACACAAGATGAAGGCATCAACTTTAGTGGTAGCAATAATTACTTGACACAAACTACAGATGGAAAACTATGGGTAACTGATGCTAATAAAATTTACAAATCAATTAATTACGGTGATACATGGACACAAGAAACAACAGGTAATACACATAACTTTACAGGTATAACTTCTGTAGGTAATAGAGTATTTGCTACTACTGCTAATAGTGACAATACTGCTTCAGAGCTTTTAGAATATACTACTAGTTGGAATGCAAGAACAACTGCACAAACATCAAGTGGTGGTTTAGATGGTATATGGTTTTATAAAGGTGTATTAATTATTGCTGGAGATGATGGCACTGTAGAAAGAGTATGGGTTATATCTCCTTTTAATCAAACATGGAATAGTTCAGATTTAACAGATGGTGATGCTTTATTTAGTTTCGAAAGTACACATAGTGTTTCACAAGTTATAGATGCTGGTGCTGTAATACTTGTAGCTAGTACTAATGGAGATATATATTCTATTAAAGATAATGCTGGTACTTGGGCTTTAAGAGGCCAGACACATATACCTTTTGAAGAAGTACATTCTATTGCAGCTACAGAAGGTATTGTATTTTTTGGAACAAAAGATAAATCTTCAGATGTAGGAAGATTCTATCGTGCAGAATTATTAGTTGCTAATGACTTACATGTATTAGGCCAAAGACAATTAATTAAAGAATGGAATATATCAGGACAAGATACTACACCTAAATATATGTTTGTATCAAGAGACAGTGTTTATATGGGTATTAAAGAAGGTTCAAGTGAATCATATTTGTGGCGATATTATCTACCAACAGGTGGTATAGCTAGAGATTTGAAAGCAAGTGCTGGTGGTTTTGTTACTGGAATTACTAATTCTGCTGGTAAGTTTATAATGGTTGTAGCTGGTGCTGATATATGGAGAGAAACATCTACATATGAAAGTACAGGTTATCTTATAACATCTGCAGCAGATTTCTTTACAGCTGAATCAAAACAGTTTGTAGGTGCGGAGTTATCTACAAAGGAACTAGATGCAAATGTATCAGTAGATTTATATTATAATAATAATTTTGAAGATTTAGATAATCCTAATAGTACTAATTATAACAAAGCTATTAACCAAATATCTGGTACAGGTGATACTGAAAAGCAAATAAAACCTGTAGCAAGGTATATTATAGGTAAATTAGTTTTAAATTCTGCAAATGGTGTAAATACACCTTATGTTAAATCTATACAATTTAGAGCATTAGCAAGGCCAGAACTTGTAGTAGCACAGATACCTGTAAATATATCAGATAGAGTAGAAAGGCCTGGAAGAAAACCTCTTAAGGTTAGAGCTTTGGGTGATGCTGTTTATCAAGAGTTAAGATTATTAGAAGGTGATGCTGTTACATTAGAAATATTTGACCCTAATGAAGTAATTAAAGGTGTAGTAGAACAAATAAGTTATCCTATTACAACTAACTCTGAAAGAGGTTCTGTATTAACATATGCTACTATAACTGTAAGAGGTACTAGACAAACAACAGTTGTAGAACCTTCTTCTACAGTTGTCTTTGGTATTGGAAAATTAGGTGAAACAAGATTTGGTGGATAAAAAAAATATGGTAGGATATTAATTATGTCAATGTTGATAATGCTCAAGGAAGGTGGTAGTCTTAATATAGATGGTAATCCACCACCTATTGATGAAGACATTGACTTTACAGATGATGTAAGCTATTCTGCTATAGTAGGATTAGCAAGTTTTGGATTATCACAATTTGGTAATACAGTGAATACGGAGAAGAAAGCGTAATGACATTACAAACAGCAAAGTATAGTAACTTTTTTGAAACCACCTTAGATGGTGCAGTAGGTGCTTCAGATACTAATATGACTTTAACAGCAGCTCCAACAGACGGAGCCTCAAATATTTCTGCACCTTATTATTTAGTAATAGACCCAGATAGTACTTCTAAAAGAGAAGTAGTATTAGTAACAAGTGCATCTGGTACTACATTAAGTGCAGTAACAAGAGATGTAGAAGGAAGACATTCACCAGACCCATCACATGCTGATGATATAACAGTTCGTATGGCTGTAGTTGGTGAAATGTTTGAAGATTTACATGACAGAATTAATGATGTAGCTTTAACAGGAGATGTTACAGGTACTATTAGTTCATCTACACAAGATATAGCTACAACAATAGCTGCTAGTTCTGTACAAGTAGGAAACATAGATTTCTTAGTTGATGAAGATACTATGTCTTCTGACTCAGCAGTTAAAGTTCCTACACAGCAATCAGTTAAAGCTTATGTAGATAGCGGTGCTACTACAATGACTAACAAAATATTAAAAGATTATGCTGAAACAGACCAAGATGTTACTTCTTCTTCAGGAGTAATTACTATTGATTTAGCAAATGGTAATACAGGTTCTATTACACTTGGAGAAAATATTACTGATTTAGATTTTAATAATGTACCAGCTGCAGGATTAGCAACCTTTACTTTAATTGTTACACAAGATGGTACAGGTTCTAGAACTATGGCTATTAACCAATGTAATGTTAATGGTGCAGGACATCAAACAGGTTTAACTGCAGGTGGTGCAGGGCTAACACTATCAACAGCAGCAGCATCTGTAGACATAGTTACATTTTTGTTTAAAGATGCAGGTAATAAACCATACATATTTAGCCAGCTAGCGTTTGCATAATGGCTCCATTAGGTGCGGCTAGGGCCTTAATCACAGGTGGTGCTGTAGATTTAGGTAAACTAGAAAAAATACAAACACAAACTATTTCAGGCAACACAGGTGCAGTTCAATTTACTTCTATTGACCAAAGCACATACAAAACTCATTTATTAACAATAGCTAGAATGAAATCAGACGCAGATAATAAAGCAGTTGAATTAGAATTATCTAATGATGGTGGTTCTTCTTATGAAACTAGCACTTATTATTGGGCATTTGACTATATGAAAGCAAATGGTACATTTACAAGACCTGGTGGTTCAAATAGTGGAGACTTTACATTGATACAAAATGTAGGAAACAATACAGCAGAGAATTTTAATGCTTATGTTTGGCTTCATAATTTAGGTAATGCTTCAAAATTTTCTACAATAACTTGGTCTGGTGTAGGTATGACACAAGACCCTGACCAAATATCAGTTTTTGGTAGCGGTACTTATGCAACTGCTGAAGCAATAAATGCTTTGCAATTAAAATTTTCAAGTGATAATGTAGCAAGTGGTGTATTCTCATTATATGGAGTAGGAGAATAATATGGCAGGTAGTTTAGAGTTAGTTAAAAAAACAACATCAAGTTCTAATGCAGATATAGTTACTATCACTGATTGTTTTACAGCAGACTATGATAATTATGTAGTTAAGTATGTATTTGAAGATGATTCTGGAGTAGCTAATAATACATTTTTTAGATTTTTAGACAGCTCTAATGCTGCAATTAATAGCACATTTACTTATCAATATGCTACAAGAAACCACAATTCAAGTACTGAATTTGATGTATATAACTCAGGACAAAATGAAATATTTACATCATACTTACCTGATAAAGATTTAAGTTTAGGTAAAGAAAGACAAGGTGTTGCTTATGTTTATAATCCTTATAGTAGTAGTAAATATACTGGTGTATTTTTTCAAACACATGGTGTGTCAACAAGCAATGAGTTTATGGCATCTCAAGGTATAGGTTTGTTAGCAACAGCAGGAGTAAATAAAGGATTTCAAGTAATACACTCAGGTGGTGGTGATGGTATTAAATCAGGTGCCACAATAGAAGTATATGGAGTAAAAGAATAATGGCAGGTGCATTAATAAAAGTAGATAGTGATACTTCAGGAGGAAGTGTTGCAGAACTTAAAGTTACAGGTATAGATAGTACTTATGATGTATATGTAGTTAAATACTCTATTAAACCTGTTGATAACGACAAAGATTTATATATTAGAACTACAACAAGTGGTACTGCTGATAGCGATAGTCAATACGATGAAGCTACTATGTTTCACAGAAGAGATGCTGCTTTTGCAAATACTTATACTACTAATGCGGCACAATGGTATGCTAACTCAGCTTCTTCAAACGATGCTGCTATAGATGTTGCTGGTACAATGTTTTTATTTAATTTTGCTAACGCATCAGAATATAGTGCTATGACACATGAAAATGTTGGTTGGAATATTACTATTCCTGGTATGACTGCAGAAAATGGTGGAGGAGTTCATACTGTAGCAGAAGCAAATGATGGTATTGCATTATCATGGGAAAGTAGTAGTAACTTTGCTAGCGGAAGTAAAATAACTTTATATGGACTTAATAAATAAAGTATGGTAATATAGGAGATATTATGGCAACAAAAGAAGAGCTACAAGCAGAAGCAGATGCAGAGATAGAGGCAGCTAAGCCTATTAATAAATCAGTTGATGGTGTTACAGTAGAATTTTCTGATGCAGATTATGCACAAGCTAAAGTAGATTTAGGAAATTCAAAATGGAATGACCAACAATTTGGTTATATTAATGATAGAAAGTTAGCTTATCCATCTATAGCAGACCAATTAGATATGCAATATTGGGATGCTGTTAATGATACAACTACTTGGAAAGATGCAGTAGCTAAAGTTAAATCAGATAATCCTAAACCTGAATAAAATTATATGCTATAATGTCCTTTATGGATTTTATACTTTTCTTTTTTTTAGGTTACTGCTCAAGAGATATTTTTAATTATATTAAAGCAGTAGTAAATAACTATGACCTAGATAGAGAATTCAAAAACATTATTGAACTAGATGAGGAGTGGCACAGTGACGACCTCCCATAACGGTAATGGCTTTACCCAAAAAGAAATGTTAAATTTAATACTAGAAGGACAACAAGACATAAATAAACGCATAGACGAATTGCACGAAAAAGTTAATCAGAAATTATCAAGACAAGAATTAACTGGGTGGTTAGTTGCTATATCTGCATTAGTAGTACTAATCAACAGTGTTATATAGAATAGGCTTAGTCCTCCTCCTACTACTACTATCACTTCCTGCAAGTGCAGAAGATGTACCTTACGAAGTTACAGTTAATGAGGCCTTTGAAGATAGTACATATGAAGAAGGCCTTACTGTTAGTGGTGGAAACCAAGACGCATTTATATATTGTAATGAACAAAATCAATATGGAACTACAGGTTGTTCATTAGCAATACAAAGTGGTACTTATGTCTTTGAATTTTCAGAAGATGTATATGAAGTAGGGTTTTTAGTAGGTGCAGTTAATCAAGCTTATAGTGTTAAGTATTATTATTCAGATGATACAGATGAAACTGTAAACAAATCAGGTCAAGATAACTCTAATTTTTCTACTATGTATGATGAATTCTATAAATCATTTACAGATTATAACAATGACGAAGCTAACACAGATAAATTTATAACTAAATTTGAAGTAACATTAAGTGACATTAGTGTATTAGATACATTATACTGGCAGTATGCTGATATACCTGTTACAACGACATCTAGTACGACAACAACAACTACCACCACGACTACGACTACTACATCGACTACAACTACGACTACATTACCTAAAGCGGAAGATGTTGTCGAAGATAATGTCACTACTTACTTGGCTTGGGACGAATGGGGTTGCGAACATCCAGGCAATCCGTTATCGTTTAAGCAATATTTGGAGGCCGTAGAAAGTGGAGAATGGTTTGGATATATTCCTGATGATTGTAGTAATAAACCTATTGTGGATGAAGTTCCTGAAGAGGTTGTAGAAGATGTGGTCGAAGAAATACTTGAGGATGTCGAAATCCCAGAAGAAGTTATTGAAGAAAAAGCTCCAGAACCAACAGAGGAAGAGCTAGCTGCTATTAAAGCTGAGGAGGAACGCCTCCTTCAAGAGCAACTTGATGCTGAAAAAGAAGAAGAAATCTTACTAGAACTTGAAGATTCTACTATTGTTGAAGACTTATCTGAAGAAGAAGTTGAAGAATTAGTTGAAGCTATTAAAGAAATTGAAGAAACTCTTGAAGTTATTGAAATAGAAGAAGAAGTTATAGAGCTGGACATTCCTGAAGATATCGTTACAATTATCGAAGAAGAGGTAAAAGATGATAATGATGTGGTATTGGTTGTGGAAGATGAGCCAATTGAAGATGTTGTTGAAGAACAAATTGAAATCATTGAAGACATCGTTGTTGAAGAAATAACTGAAGAACAAATAGAGGTTGTTTCTGAAATAGTAGAGGAGGTTATTGAAAATGTTGAAGAGCTTACAGAGGAGCAAGTTGAAGTTGTTGCTGAAGTACTTAAAGTTGAAACTGAAGATATTGCTATTATTGCAGAAGAAGCTAAAGAAGATGTTGTTATAGCTGAAGCTGTAGAAGTATTCGTAGAAAGAGCTGTAGAAAATGCAGATGTTGAAGACTATACATTTGCAGATGTTGTTACTGAGATACAATTTGAAAACTTCATAGAAGACCCCATAGAAGTGATATTAGATATAGACATAGGAAAGATAGATATAACTACCATTGGAGATGACATGACTCAAGACCAAAAAGAAAAAGCACAAGAAGTTGTAGTTCCTGTAATCTTGACTAGAATAGTCACTATGGCTTCATTTATGTTTAGGAGAAGTGTATGATAAAAAAAATATGGAATTGGTTTGTAGAAATAATTAAAGAAACATTAAACCTTAGTTGGACTTTGGTTGGTTTAGTTATTGCTACACTCACACTTACTGGTTCTGCTCAACAAATAACAGGCCTTGCAACATTAATAACATTAGGTATATGGTTACTAACTATTGGTTTTAGAAACAGTAAACCTAAAGAAACAAAAAACAAAGGGGTGAGTAAGTAATGGACTGTTGTGGTTCTTGTAATTGTGGAGGTAACTAATGGAATTAGAAGTATTAAGATTTAGTAGTCAGAAAGATTCTACATCTGGTGCATTGTTTGATGTTGTTAATGGTAAAAGAAACTTTCTTTGTTATACAATAGAAGATGAACAAAGAGATGTAAAAGTCTGGGGTGAAACCAGGATTCCCGCTGGGAGATACAAACTATCTTTAAGAAAAGAAGGTGGATTTCATACTAGATATTTAGCTAAGTATGGTGATATGCACAAAGGTATGATACATGTGAATGATGTACCTGGATTTGAGTTTATCTTATGGCACACAGGTAATACTGATGAACATACTGCTGGTTGTTTAATCATAGGAGATTCACAAGAAAGTAACCTTGTGAAAAAGGATGGCTTTGTAGGTTCTAGTGTCGTTGCATATAAGAAAGTTTATCCTTATGTTGCAGCTGCAATAGAGAATGAAGATACATATGTGACATATATAGATTACGATGGTGATATACAGAGTAATGACACAGATAATCTACAAAGTAATGACATAATGGAAAAACTAGAAGAAATATCAGGCGAACTTCAAATATTAATTAACAAAGATAATAAAACTTGGTTTAGCTAATGGCTACTCGTGCACAAAAAATAAAACTTCTTGAAGAAGTATGGGACACATTACCATCTGCTATGAAAAATACTATTGAGAATGTTTATGGTGGCCTTAATAATTTAGAAGATATAGAACTTGAAGCATTTTATAAGCGTGCTAAAGATAACCCTACTACATTTTGGAAAGATTGGGTTGATGAACAAGAAGAATTATTTGGTAAACCAGATGAACCTCAAGGCCGTATAGGTAATGCATTAGATAGAGTTGCTGAAACACTTGGTTTAAATCCTGATGATTTAACTAAAAGAGAGGAAAAAGAATTATTACCTACTGATGAAGATACAGGTAGAGCTAGTCCTGAAATGAAAAAGAGAGCTTCTCCTAAAAATGAACTTCCTGAAAGTGTATTAAAGTATGTTAATAATTATAAGAAACAATTAGTAGATACTCAAGCAGAAACCATAGAACAAATGAAATATGGTGGTAAGAAAAGAAGTGATAAGGGACCTGCTCCTAAGCTAGAGAATTACAAAGCAGGTGGTGTACCTGACTTTGAATTTATTGATAGAGGTAGAATAGCTAAAAGTGCTAATGTTTCTATTGACAGCTTAGAAATGGATTTACAAGATGACATACTTGAATTAGAACAGATTATAAGAAAGAAAAGTCAATTAAAAAAATGGTATGGTGAAGGTAATAGACACACTAAAGTTTTAACAGAAACCAGTCTTGAGTTAGGCGAAAGAATTCAAACTTTACAAAAAGGTTTAGCTGATATGTACTTTGATGCAAACATGGAGATATTAAAGAATGATGTATTTACTAAGATTGATGATAAGTATTATTTAAATGATAATAATAGAACAATCTTAATACCTGAAGAAACTATTGTAGAATTAGCTAAAAGACAAGACAATGTAATTAGTGATTTTTCTTTGTTAAAAAGTAATATTGTAACAGGTATCCCTAAGAAAACGATGGAGCTTAAGAATATTTCTCATATACCAGGCCAGGAATTAAGTGAGAGTGACAAGTTATTAGCTGATTTTAATAGAAGAATAATACATTCTGGATTTATACATGACCCTAACAATGCTACTTTAGATGAGATTGAAATGGCTAAGCATCACTGGAAGATGTCTGGTGAAATGGCAGGTAGTGGTAAAGCAGTAGTAACTTCAGAAGTAGCTTCTAATAATTTAATAGATATGGGAGACATGGGAGTAATTGAAGTACAAAGAAACCCTAAGTTTGAACAAAGTGGTAGAGCTACTGAGCTTGGAGTAGTAGCTGAAATTGGAGATAGAGTATCTTTAGAAGAACAAATAGAACTTTTCGATAGAAGAAACAGTCACCCTGTTTTTAATTTTTCTGCATCAATGCAAGTTCAAATGGAAGACTTCGGATGGTTTCAAGTTGATAAAGATGGAAATGTTAAACCAGTAGATAGTGCTAAAAATGCAACCAACATTGGAGAAGCTTTAGAAAACTTAAAGAAAAATCCTAAAGGTGCAGAGATAGTTAAATTCTTAGGACTTTCACATTATACAAACAAAGATTGGCTTGAAAAAAATCAGAAAAAAACTGGTTTAACTCCAGATGATTTGATGAATAAAAGAATTAGGTCACAGCTACCTTTAGGTACAACTGAAAATAATATATTTGGTAAGCCATTAAAACAAGGTCCTATTGTTAATAGTTTCTTGCATCAATTTTTAGATGATGGCAGTCTTGTTCATAATGCAGATGTATTTCATTGGGATGAAGAAAAGATGACTATGTCATTAAGAAATATAGACAAATTACCTAAAGGAGTATTACAACAAGTAGGTACTGATTACTTTAAAACATATGAAACATTACTAGCGTCAGGTATGGAGTTACCAGTAAAAAGAACGGTTAATCCTGTAGGAGGTAAAGCTAGTCTTGTTCCTTCTGTTAGGGAAACAATATTTAATAAGTATTTAATACAGATTGATTTCTTAAATAAAAAAGATTTTAAAGGTATGGCTGACTCAGCAAAGATAGGTAAAGTAATACAAGATTTATATAAAAATGTATTTGAACAACCTGATATTCCACTATTAACAAGTGAAGGTTACTTTGCTGAAAAGGGTATTAAAACTAGAGATGTTGTAGCTGTACTTGAAAAAGATTTAGCTCAAATAGTAGAAGAATTTGAAAAGCTAGAAACTGGTGAAATATTTGGTGAAGATACTAAAGATAAATTTAAAAATCAAGATGTAGATTACACTTGGGAGAAACATCTTAATGAAGCTAAAGCTGTAAGGATGCAAATTACTACTGAACATAGAATGGGAAGTCAAGAAGCTAAGAGAAGATTACAATTTGACCCTACAACTGGATTTCAATTTTATGAAGGTGTTGAAAAGCAGGTTGAAACTAAAGCTATGAAAGGCTATATGAAGATAGCTAAAGAAATAGTTCCTGAATTGGATGAAAATATATCTATCAAAGCAACAAAAAATATAGATATACTTATTAAGAAAGGTTACTTGTTTCAAGATTTACCCAAATCTCCTGGAGAATTTTTAGAAAGAATGGAAATAGTGCTTCCTGAATCAAAAGTTTCAAGCGATATATTACAAGATAAACCATCTGTAGAAAAAAAGATAGAAGGTTATGGCAAGCGAATAATGTTTAGTCAATATAAAACATATATGACTGAATTAAGTAAGAGTCCAGATTTTGTTAAAAGTACAAGTGAGTTTCCTTTTAGAAAATTTCCTGCTTTATACGAACAATTAGTACCTGAATCAAAAGTTTCAATTTCAACAATAACAACTGGAGATTTACCTGCAGATATGGGAATGCATATACTTCAATCAAAAGAAATACAACATGGCCTACCTACTGGTGCTTTATCTAGTGGAGATATAGAAACTGGTATTAGAACTGCAGCTTCATTAGAGTTCTTGAAAGATTTACAATCTACTGCTAAACTATCAACAAGTGATATAACTAAGCAAGCTATACAAGGTGACTTTTATGACCAACTTAAAGACGCTTTAAAGTTGCTAGTTAAAAAAGGATAGTGTATAATGTTTGATAAGTTAAAAAGAAAAAGAAATTCTGATGGTACATTTAAGAAAGATGTTGCGTGGACCCCTTGGAACGAAGCATGGAGTTATAAAATGAGTGATGACTTAAAAGGTATGTTAGAGAAAACTGTATGGACTTTCATTGAAGCGTTCATTGGTGCTTTAACAGTTGCTCCACTTGTGGGCGTTGACGCATCAGCTGTACAATTAGCTGCTATGTCAGGTGCAGGTGCAGCATTAGTAGTAGTTAAAGAATTTGCTAAAAAGAAAGTAAGTAAGTAATGGCTAAAAGTACTAAACACTACGAAAGTGGTAAAGGTAAAGGCAAAAGTAAAATTTGGGGACCTGGAAGTCAGGCTTCAGTACCTAAAGGTAAACAATGGTATAATTGGCAAGAAGGTAGTAATCCATTAGATGTTGCTAATACAGCAGGAAAAGGTATAAATGCAATTTTCTTGATGAGTTCTGATGGTGCTTATTCATATTCAGACGACCCAAAAGGTACTAGAAGATATGAAGCAAAAGATTACAATCAAGCTATGAAGCGTGTTCAATCTTCAGTTACTGGTGCAGCAAGATGGAAAAACAAAAATTATAAAGGTTTTAGAGGACCAGATTTAAGTCCTAGAACTGCAGGTAAATTTGGAGTAGACTACCACTAATGTCTGCTCAGGAACCTAAACACGACTGGACTACACATGGTATGACAGAGCGTGAGATGAAATCACGCATCAAGTCACACCGTGCTATGGCTACAAAGAGTTTTGAAAAGTGGGATAATACAAAATTACCTACAGACTTTTTAAGTCCAGAGTTTAGAACTTGGGTAAAAAATAATCCTAACTCTCCTTGGGTAAAAGGTGGAGGTATGGATAGATTAATTGGTCAAGCTGAGATGTCACTTAGTGCTAAGTCTAGGGGTTACAAGAGACTTGCGACTGCTGATAAACTAAGTAAATCTTTAAAGAAAAGTCAATTAAGTAAATTACAAAAAAGTATAAGTAAATTAACAAGTGGATACTAATGGTTAGACCTAAAGGTAAAGGCAGGGGAGGAACAAGCGGTCCAGACGGGCCACCAACACCACAAGATTATATTAGTCGCTTTAAAGGTTATAGAACTACAATGGCTGTGCTTAATCAAATAGAAAGGAATACAGTTTTTCCTGGTACAGGAGTAAGTATTCCTAAACCTTTAACTTCTTCTGAAAAAGAATTCAATACTGCAGCTAAAAAGTATATGAGAATACAAAAACAATTTAGAAATATGACTGTTCCTATTTGGGAAGATAGGAACATTGATAATATAGGAAGTAAATTAAATCCATAATGCCAATAACTAAAAAAGGTAAAAAGAAATCATACAGTAAGAAGCGTGGCGGTAAACGCTACTAGATGCTTCTAATAGGCCGATAGAGCCGTTTTAAGACATAGTTTGGCCGTCTCCTATAATTCATGAGGATTATATAACTTATAAAAAAGGGTCAATTCTTCTCCTGTCACAATTAGCACTAGGGTTTTCAATAGATAGCCATTTTTTGTTTCAATTAATTCACAGTTTGGCCATTCGGAATGGTTTATAAATCCACCTAATGGTGTCCTTACAAGTCCATGTTTGAAGGCATTGTTATCAGTCTTATAATGTGTTATGCCTAGTATCTTTCCTTTGCGTATTGGTCGTGTTGAGAATAACCCAAGGCCCTCTACTTTAGAAGGCCTTATGGTTACATGTTTAGGCAATGGCTTATAGCTCATCAGGATAGCTCCATTGCTGTTCAGGAACAAAGTATTCACTCTTTGGCAACTTCCAATGTTCCATAATGTCATGTTGTGTAACTTCAGTGTCTACATGTACACCGTCTGCTACATACTTAAACATTAACTTAGTAGGTTTATCTTTTCTAAATCCTTTCCAGAATTTAATATCCACTAAGTTCTTTAGTCTCATTAAGTAATGAAGTGTTTGTTGTGTGACTTCACCACCTCTTTTCTTAGGTAATTTTCTAGTCATTAAATCATAAGAAAGATTAACTTTCTCATTATAACCAAATGAATACTTGTCATTGGCAAATGTTTTAATGTTAGAAAGATTATGACTAAATCCTAATTGTAAAGATAAACTGTCTTTTAATAATCTGTATCTAGCAAAGACTGGTTTTTTATCTTTAGTTAATCCTAAAAATCTTTTACCACCATACCAATCCATATTATTTAATTTATCTTTTTTATCTTTAACTTTAACATTATTTCTGTCCACTTTATTATTAGCTTTTCTTTCTGCTAAAGTATAGAATCTAGTATTTATAGATTTCATTACTCCTCCTCTGTCTCCTCATCGGGAAGAGTTTCAGATAACATTGTAAAGTTATAGTTATAATCAACAACAAACTTGTTTATTAATTTATCTACTTTCTCTGTATTAGGTAATGTATTTGTCTTGTCATTTCCTAAATGTCCAATTAATGTTACTGCCCAATGTCTTAGTGCCATTGGTGTATTGAAGATATTACCATCTTGTTTCTTTGAATCAATTTCTTTTTGTAATTCTTCTCTATTAATTTTAGCCATACTTATCTACCTTTCCCCAGCAGCGTTTACTACTGTTCCAATGGTGCCAACCGTCATTGTACACCAACCATGAAGCAACAGCTGTTGATACTTCAGGGTTATATCTATTACTTGTTATTTTTAGTTTATTTGTCAACCATGTCCATGTATTGTCATTGAATTGCCATAGTCCTATGTCTTTTGTGCCATTAGTATTAACACCAACTGCGTAATCTATACCTGAAGATTCACAATATATAATTGTTAATGCTTTAAGTACATCTTCTTGTTTAAAGTATTGAGATACTAATGGTTGCCACTCTTGCACATGTTCTATTTTCTTTTCAATGTCTCTACATTGGATATACTCAGTCACGCTCTCCAGGCTCACAGGCAAGGATAATGCACAACTGAGTAATATTCCAACCACTTCTAGGCCATTGCCTTTCTTAATCGCTTAAGTAGTCTTTGGCCTTTTTTTCTCATAGACATACTATCTGCAGGTGTGCTAACTAAGTAATAAAGGAAATGTCCTCTTTTCTTAGCAGCCATAGTTGCAATATCATAACCTTCAGCTCTAAGGTCATGTAGTGTACCACCAAATCTAGTACATCTAAGGTCGAAAACGAACTCACCATTACTAATTGGTTCCTCAAAACGATTAGTTTCTAAGGCCCACCTAATGAGCTCATGCTTTGATTTTATATCTGTAGGGACTGGAACGCCCCTAAACTCTGATACTATCAATTTAGTCTCCGTTTCTCCACCATATAGCGTGTACAACCTAAGTTAAGACACGCTAAGATACGGTGATTCTTTTTTGTAGTTTCTTCTAATAACTTATTACAGTTATCACAAGTCTTATTGGACTTTCCCATCTAAGTTCCATTCTTGAGGAACATCGGAATTATCCAACCACCATGATTTTCGCCACTTGCCTGTATGCTGAGGGCATTCCTCTGGTGTTTTGCCTGAACATACAAAGTCAGGACTTCTTTCTGATTTCTTATTGCGTCTGTTATCCCATACCATTCTCTGATTAGGGCAAGGACACTTTAAGTCATCACGATATTTATTTTGATTAGCCATTTCAGTGACTAACTTATCTGTTATCTCAGACACTTCAGTATCTGGTTCAGGTGTTATGTCTTTCACTTCACCCATTATACTAGATACTTTATTTATGATGTCCATATCTTCAAAACTTTCTTGAGAAAATACTTCAGGCATATCTGCCAGTTTCTCAATATAATCAAAGTATTTGTTTAATTGGTCATCATTGTATTCGGTTAACTTTGCAGGAAACTTTCTCAATTTAGCATATTGTGCAGCAGATTGTATTATCTTTTGCTTAGTCTCCTGTTGTTTACCTTCTAGCATAGTACCTATGGTTGCTCTTATAAACTCCATATCTTGCATTAGAATGGTGCCTCCGCAATAGTCCCATCATCATTTAACAACAAGTCTTCCATTGCTCTAGGTTCTGGGTCTGGTACTTTGTTCTCTTTCAAACGCATATCCTTTTTAGTAACTTGAACTGAAGCTTCTCTTGCTACTTGTGCAGCATGTTCTTCTTCTGTTTGTGTTGAACCTGACCATAGTTCTACACCAAGGCCAAACCTCATACAAGCTCTCTTGAATGCGTCTGATTCTGCGTCTTTTAGATTTGTGCCATCATTAAACTTGTCACTGTTTAATTTAAAGGTATCTATATCTCCAAATCCGTCATAGCTTCCCATGCCGTCTATTGTTATAGTTCCTTTAGCACCTACAATACGGTTCTCTCCGTTATGTGTTCCATATATTGGTTCACATGTCCAACTATATTTAATCCCACTATCTCGTAGTCTTTCTACATAATTAGCATGTGGTACATAGTCTCCAAACTTCCCAGCTGGTGCTGAACGCACCAAATTACTAGGAAAAGGGGACAGTAGTTTACCGGTATCTATTTCTACCATGATTTCCTTCCTATATGTTAAAATAGAGAAAAAGCATTTGGTATCCGTTAGGATACCTTCACTTATCCTACTTTTGCTTTGTCCAGTTTTGTAATACCTCTTTCAATAGGTACAAACTCTATCTCTCCTAGTTCATTTTGAACTATAAAGAGTGGTTGGCTACCCATTCCAGCGTATTCAACTCCAATTATCTTCATGTATTGACATACCTCTATCCATATATACTATACATTCTCTAACTTTACCAGATATTCTGCAGTTACGCCAGTACCATCCTTACAAAATAGTAACCATTGGCATGGCCTACCCATACTAGCTAGTTGTTCTAGTGCATAGGTATTGTAACTCTCTGTTGAACCATTAACCCATAACCTTATATCATTAAGATACATTGTTGTAGGTGTATGGAAATGGCCTGCAATAGCATTGTCAAAGTCTGGCATTAGTCCATTAGCTGCTAGTGTTTTCCAACCTTGTAGCTTCTTACCGAAACCATACCAAGGGAATCCACTAAATCCTCTAACATTGTCTCCATGCCATAGTAAGAACTTACATTCTTTACCTAAATCAGCTATGTCGAACCAATGATTATCGCCTGTACTATCAGGTATAGTCCATTTAATACGCTTCTCATCTCTAAATATCATCTTCATAATGTTACCTAGCATTCTGTCAGCGTTAGAATCTGGATGATAATCCTTACGACTACGCCCACCTAAGTGGCCATGATTACCTATAACCCAATGAACATCTACTTCATTAAAGTTAGCAAGTAATATATCGAAGAACTTTGTCATGATTCTAGGACCGTCAACTGTTACTTGTTTATACAAGCTACTGTCAATTAAGTGTGATTGGCCTGGAAATATAAGCTCACCTTCTACTATATCTCCTACAGCAAATACAGCTACTTTATTAACTGGATGCGATTGTCTTTGTACATTAGTAATGTCAACTATCTTGTTAGCATAAGCGATTACTCTTTCTTCTGCTACTTCTGAATTGTATTCAGGTGTAACTTTAGCAAGTTGTATGTCACTTAATACTGCGATAGCTATTTCTTCATCCTTTGTTTTCTTTAAATTGCGTGGTTTAGGGATACTAGGTTTCTCCCATGTACGAAGATTGGCTGACACTGCCTCATAAACTGCGTCAACCATATCCTCTTTCTTCTTTTTGGCCTTCTCAAGTTGCTTTAATATATTTAAATTATCTTTTTTTAAATCTTGAACGACTTGAGATTCAACTTCAGCCATTAATTTTTCAATATCTTTAGGCACTTTCTTTCTCCAATCTCTGCAAGTATCGTCTCATTGCAGATTCAGATATAGTAATACCAAAGTTTTCTTCTAATAATCTACTTACAACATATGGTCTCATCTTAACTTTATCTTTAACTACCCTGTCTTTCAAAGCAATCCAAAAAGGTTCAGCGTCTGGCGTAATTTTGCTTTCAACATAATTACCTTTTTTTCCGTTTTGTGCTTCTTCAAGCATGTCATTTATATTTGCCATACAGATAAGTATAGTAGATTTGAGATGTATGTAAAAGATTTAAGAAGAAATTAGTGGAGGTGGCCGGAATCGAACCGGCGTTAGGATAACAACGGGCAGCTGTTAAACCTCTAACCTGGACACCCCCAACAAAGATGGAATACCGTGCTTAAGGTCGGAAAGGAGTACAACCCACTGTTGCCAGTTGCACGGTACTCCTAATGTTCCTTCCTTATACTAGCTGATTTAATTGTAAAGCAAACTGTTTTACTTCATTAATATTTGCTAGTCTAGTTATTCCTGAACGCTTGCATATTTCTATACAATCCTTCAATAAGTTTTCTGAGTTATGATTATGTAATCCAAAGACATACATATCACTTACCCAGATTCTTTTGGCTGGTTGCTTAGCTAACCACTGCAATGCAGGGCCATCAACTAAGTTACCACCACCGGACCAACGGTTAAGATATTCTTGCGAAACTCTTTTACCATTTCGTCCTATAATTCGTAATGCACCTGTTGTCCAATCTCCGTCACTAGCTCTATCGTTATACATAGCGATAGTAACTGCTGGTAGTAGTTGCATTATTTCCAATATATCATCACCACTAAAGTTCATAGAACCTGAAGCGTCAATCAATATTGTTCCTCCGTATACTCTTTGTTTTTGTTTGAATACTTTTTTATCCACACACCAACGATTCATATACTTTGGATTGACACCGTAATCCATTGGTCTATATTCTCTACCACCCTTAATCTTGGATTGTAAGTTCACGCTAAGATGTGGTTTATATGTTTTCATCTTGCCCCACTTACCCATATTATTAGGTTCTGGTACATAATTCATAGCTGTAGGATTGTTAGATTTCTCAAACATTTCTACACGATTACGATTATTTAATTCATCAAGCGTCATAGTATCATCGCCTTCACCTTCATTAGATGATTGCTTAGATTGAGCTTGTTTGTTAGCTTGCATAGCTTTTTCTTTAGCTTCTTTTTCCAAGCGTGCTTTTTCTAAAACCTGATGTTCTTCAGGCTGTTCATTGAATTCTTCCATCAATTTATTTAGAATTTGTGCAGCTTTTCTAGTCTTATTATATTTAGTAGGCCTTCTACCCCACCCTCTGGTAGTAGTAATCAACCTATATAATGACTGAGCTTGTTTAAAAGCAAAGTTAATTTGTTGCAACCTTAGTTTTGTCATTTGTAATGGATGATTTGGACTTTCTTCTTGCATATTTAACAAGTCTTTCATTACTCTTATAATAGCTAAGTCTTCTAAGCTATCAGCTTTAGAATAATAATACTCATTAACTGTTCCTGGTTTCATATTCATTAGTATCCAAGCAGTTATGTCAAATATGGAACCGTTATAGAATACTTGTTGTGTTTTTTCTATAAACTTAGATTCACATACTGTCCAATCATCTAATGTTACATCCATACAAGATAAGTTATGATTAACACGAACCTCTTCGCATATCTCTATACATTTTTCTGATTCATTTTCTTTTAACTTACCTACAGTCTTAGGACTCCACTTGGCGTGGCCAAGTTCATGTCTTCTAATCATTTTGTTATGGTCACTACCACACAATACACATATCTCATCGCTTGTAGGGACATACATTTCATGTGATAATGTAGATGTTCTAGGTTGAACTTCGTCTTCAAATATTTTCCAAGGTCCCTCTCCAGACGCTATCTCTGGAAAGGGTATCTTGTTATTCTTCTTCTTGTACATTTTTCAATGTAGTATCGTTAACATTAACATCAGATAGTTTAATGGCGTCTAGCAGTTCACTGCCTCTCTCACCGAATATCAATTCAGCTGCCATTTTCATGTCAACACCTTTTTGTTGAAGCTCAAAGTATTCTCTCCAAGCTCTAACAGATATTCTTTCTTCCATATCTTCTGTTAATGATGTGTCACTTATAACTTGATGCCAAGTCTTAGGAAACATATTCAATGCCATTGGGTGAATGGTATCAACATGTATCTGCACTGGGAACCTATCTTTGAGTGCCATTGGTAGGCTCTCTGGTAGGCTGTTAGTAGTAGCAATAACATTAAAACCTTTCTTAGGTCTTACTGTTTCTTTGTCGTCATTATTTAATGTCAACTGTGCTATATCTTTGTCATCAAGTATCGCATGTAAGAATGTCATAGCGTCTGGTGAAGCGTGGTCAATCTCATTGACTACCAATCTTCCACCTTTTCTCCATGCTTGGATAGCTATACCATCATGCCATTCAAATCCACCATCTGAGTTAGGCTTATAAAAGCCTTCAAGGTTTGCACTAGCAGTGTCCTCTGTCATGGTTATTTGATAAACATTAGGTTCACCATTCATGTTTAGTCCTATTTTATTTGTAGCAGCAGCATATGTCTTACCTGTTCCCGGAGGTCCATATAGTAATATTCTATCTGCATTTCCGATAGCCGTAGCTACCTTATCCCAACAAGTCACCACTTTTGTGGCTGTATCTTCACTCATTGTTCTCCCTTCTAGAATATATTGTTTATATCCTTTAGTTTTACGAAACGACAGTATATTTCTACAATACCATCGTCATTCTTCCTTTGTTTAACTTCAAACATACCTTTATCTTTAAGATGTCTGATATTAGTTTGAGTCATACTTTCTATATTTTGTTTAACACCCGATATCCAATTAGTAGATTCTGCTATCATATACCATTCATTAGGTGTAGATAATAATGTTTCTACTTTATCGTCTGTTAAAATTGTAGGTGACTTACCTTTCCTACTTTGATTAGAAGCTGGTGGCGTTTTGCGTATAAGTTTGTTACTTTGTATCGCCATTTTCTTCCTGCTCCTTAAGCCATTGTTCTGCTAATTCACCTGTATGTTCAGTATGGTTCATTACTTCAGTTATTGAACGATTAATCATTGAATCTTCATTCTCTTTCATAACTACTTGTATACTTGTAGGTTCACTAAAGAACATTCTATTGAACAAACCACTGTTACCCATATTGGCTAGTATTGTAGCTTGTTCATCAGCTGTTTCGTTACCGTCTAATCCAGCTATCCAACCTGTCATTAAAGAAGCTTTACGATACGCATCAATTCTCATTGCAGCGTCTAATGCTTCCTTAGGTCCTATAGCTGTTACTTCATATCTAGTTGCGACTTCATCATATTCCTCTAAGTTTAGGAACTTGTCATCCCAAAAGGATATATGTTCGTCATCTCTTTGATATGTTAATATTACTATATAATCATAGTTCTTTCCCACAGGCAATTTTATACTATCCCTATGGTGAAACATGGCCGACATTATGAAGTCTTTATCCTCACAATTGTCACCACATGCACAAGTGTCTTCATTTTCACTCATATATTTTCCCTTCTTCTACTTCCCAAGGTTCAAAGTTAGCGTGACATCTCTCACACCACCATAATTCTGAATGTTCATCATCAAATAGTAAATCACCATTACATAATGAACAGTAGAATCCTTCGGGTATTTCTTCTTGTGTAGTAAGTGCAAGCATATCTTCTATAATACGCTGCTCTATAAGCAGCTGTTTATTGTTATACTTCCACCATTTTATAATGTTATAATTAAACTCACGCAGTCTTATATAGACTTGTAAGTAGAATCGTTTGTAATCGTTATATGTCATCCTCATTGTCAACCTTAATTTCTATTAAGTCAATTTGGTGACTAGTAAATGTAAACAACTTATTGTTATCAGCTAGTTTTACAAGTTCATCAACTTGTTCATCTATCTGTTCACTAGTTGTATTTTCGGGGAATGTAAATGTAACCACTACATCTTTGTCCCATGTTCGTTTCATGGTGTTCTCATAAACATAAGGTTCACTCACTGTTCCTCCCTTCTAGCTTGTAACTGATACTCATTAGCTATAAGTATAGTTAACTTAGCATTCTTAATTTGATTGTGTATTCGTATTTCTTCTACAATATCTTTACCACTAAAGTCATCATAATCTTTTTTAATCTTTTGAATTATTTTGATTAATGAACCTTTAGGTAGCATTTCTAATTGTTCGTCTAAAATAGCCATTACACTCCTTCCTCTATCTTTTTTTACATAGATAGCATAGAGCACACATTATTTTGTATCCCCATACAAGTATCACTAATTATAATATGCACTCTGTGCTATCTATCTCGGTCATATGGCAGCAGGGTAACAACCATATTCCTACCATAGATAGCTTGATATGTTCAAGGAAAGTATCTTAGGACACAAAGGAGGCCGGTTATGAATCCGGTCAATTTAACCTCGATACTTATTACCACACAAACCCTAAACATATCAAGCTACCTATAACTATATTCGCAAAGTAGATATTTATTTATACTTCTGTTATAGATAGCTTGCTACGCACACTAACTCGGTTAACACAGTCGTGTTTCATACTGTGGTCGTTAATGTGCATAACTCTGCTAGTTAGTCTTTATATTCTTCATCAACAGATGCTTTGATTAATTTATCTAAGTTATTACTTACTTTCATATTATCTGCAACATGCTCTTCTGTCATTGGATATTTGTCAATATGAATTCCTGGTTCGAATTCATACTGCACATTATCTATTATAATGATATCATATTTTACAGCAATATCGTGCAATAGTTTCCAGGGTGGTCCCCATGCAGATTGAAATGTGATTATCTTTTTACCTTCATTATTAGTAAATACTTCTGTTTCACAATCACCCCATTTGGTTCCCCAATTTTTATATTGCCAATCAATTGATTTGTATGTGCCATATTTCTCTGTTAATTCATCTTTACGAATGTCTAACACTGGTCTAGCACCCTCATCATCTTCATACCAAGCGTCAACTCTAACACCATCAAATTCTCTACTACCTTGATGTATTTTGTCAAGTTCGTCTGGTACGGGCATAAGTGCTGCTAAATTATTATTTTTTGATGATAGCTCCGTAAAGAATGCTTTCACATTCTCTACAGGGCCGTCAATAATTAGTAAGTTGTCTGTCCAATTAGGCATTTTTATCCCCCTTAAGATTCTTTTCAACTTCTTTAATATATTCATCAATCTTTTCATTGATTTCCATATTGGTTAATTTAACTTCATCAGGCACATCATCACTTTCGTTTAGAAACTTTGTAAAGTCATCTCTAAACATTTGATGTTGCATAACTGATGCTACCGCAGTAGCTCTGAAGTCTGCTGATTTGTTACCTAAATACTCTACTATTGCTTGTTGTAAAGAACTAATTAGTTTTAACTTTGTTTTGAGTTCATTAACTTGTTTAACTAGCAAATCAATAGCCTCTTTACTATCTACTTCTAACTTTGTAACTTTAGTTTTATATTTAGGCTTATCTTTTTCACTCATTCTTCCTCCAATTGATTAAGTATTTGAGTTAATATTTCTTTACCTCTTTGTTGTTGTATCTGTTGAAACTCAACATAATCGTTCCACAATGTATCAAATACATTCTTTAAATCACCATTACCAATGTCTTTCTCAACTTGTGATAATCTACTGTCAATTTGTCCATTATTATCTTCTGGTATTAATGTCAAATCAAAGTAATCATTAAAGTTATGTATTACTTTCCAATGTAGTGTTCTATTGTTTATTGTAATGTCAAACTCCATTCCTCCGTGATATTCTTGTATTCTCTCACCTGTTGGATTGTTAGTAAGTATCATTACATTGTCTAGCATTTCATACATACCTTGTGGCATTAAGTCTGTAATACTTCCTGCACTGTATGTATTAACTTCTTTAGTTATCATATAGTCCTTTCTTCGTCTCATATGGGTGTTACAAGACGACCTTTGTCTTTTTAAAAAAAGGTGCTAGGGGGCTCTCACCCCCCAACATTCCCTTTAGTTACTCAGAGTAACCCCAAAGTTCCTTAGTCATAGAAGGTGCCTTGTAGATGCCTTTTATCACTAATTGGGTGCCTAAGTTATTCCATTTCCCTGTATCAGGGTCTTTGTATGATTGCTCTTGTGCAACTGCCTCAATAAGGACTGGCTCGGTCTTAGGTCTACCGTTCTCTCCCTTAGGTGCGTTAGCAACCAATTGTTGCAGTTGAGTTGCAGTATCGTTATCTGCATTATTAAATGCCTTTGCAATACTGCGATTGTTTTTACCTACGAACTTAACGCCATAGAAAACACCATTTCCCATAGTTCCTAATTCGTTAGGGTCTTTTGTGATTGTAGTAAAGAAGCCTACTTCTCTTAGTGTTCCTAAGTTCACTAGAGCTCCTGTATACTCTGTTAATATACTCATCATACTCCTCTCTTTAAGTTATATTAATTGATTTGTTTAATATAATGAGTTATAAAAGAGAAAAAACATTTGGTCCTCGTTAGAGGGCCTACACTCCATTTAATTTTAATATAATGTAAGCAAAGGGGAACTATAGAGTCTAAAGTAACTACAAATTAAAGCAAAAGTAAACCGTTAGCTTTCATACCGTTAGGTTGCGTTAGCAAAGGTCGTTAGACCTACGGATGTTAATCCGGCTGTTCGTTAGAACATATGTATCTAGTAAAAAATATGCTGGTAATTCAGTAATACAGTATAGGAGGAGAGCCTGTCAGGGCATGAGCGGGCCTATATATACTAATGTTTTTGATTTAGATATCTTTTTAATCCTTGAGTACTGTGTTTGTGTTTCTGCTTTACTGTTCCTATCAGTCCACAGCTTTCTGAGCCCCGGTCCCAACTTTACTTGTAATTAAATTCCTTCTAAATGTTTGTAATAAATGGAACTATAGCATATAATTAAATCTATGCAAATATCTAAGAAGGATTAGTTCAAATGTCTAACAAGCCTCATAAAGTATGTGCAGGAACTGGGTGTAAAAAATGGTTAAAAGGGAAGCAGAGACGCTTCTGTTCTACCACTTGTAATAAAAGAACCTGGGCACAAGAGAAAGCAGCAGGTAAAGAGAACATTACCAAGGCTATTAATAAAGAATTAAAGTCCGATACTGGTGACTATGCTTCTGTAAGGAGGGGTTCTTACTATGAAGAGTTTAAAGCAACCTATGCAGAAGACTTATCAGGGGGCCTTATCACCACAGCTGAAGTAGCAGAGGCCATTGGCACAAGCTCAGCTACTGTTTCTCGCATGCTCGCTGCCTACAAGATAGACAGAAATAATGAGATTGAGGCCGAAGACTGGCAACTAAGTGACGCCCAGACTGAAATATTAAAAAATTTTTCTAGCTTTCGCTCAAAGTATTTTGCTACAGAAACAGGAGAAAAATTCGAGACTGCAGACTTTCATGAAAACTGGATATATAACATAGAAGACTCTATACAGAATGGTAAAGAGCTATTAATACTGTCACCCCCCAGACATGGAAAGACAGAACTGTTAATACATTTTGCTATATACCAAATAATGAAGAACCCCAACATAAGAATCATGTGGGTTGGAGGTAACGAGGATATTGCCAAGAACGCATTAAGCTCTGTATTAGAACATCTTGATGATAACGAAAGATTGATAGAAGACTTCTGTCCTCCTGGAAAGAATTTTAAACCTGATAACCGTTCAGGAAAGAACTGGTCACAGAATCAATTCACTGTAGGTACTAGAACAGTACCAGGTATTAAATCACCAACTATGGTTGCTATAGGTAAGGGTGGAAAGATTCTCTCTCGTGACTGTGACTTGATTATTGCTGATGACATTGAGGACCATCAGACTACAATGCAACCTGGTGCAAGAGAGAACACTAGACAGTGGTGGACCACTACTCTCTCATCAAGGAAAGAGGAACATACTGCTGTAGTAGTGATTGGTTCAAGACAACACTCAGATGATTTATATCACCACTTACTTGCTAATGATAGTTTTACAACAATAGTTGAAACAGCACATGATATAGCTTGTCCTATACCTGACCATTTTGAAGAGGAACATGTTGAGTGTATGTTATGGCCAGGAAAAAGAACTTTCCCTTGGTTAATGTCTCGTATGCGTGCAGCAGAGACTACAGGTGGTAGAAAGATTTATGAAATGGTTTATTACAATCAGGCCTTTGTTGAAGGTACACAAATCTTTACTATGGATATGATTGATAATTGTTTTAGGCCAGACTTGACGATAGGGCAGATACCAGGTGGATTGCATTTAGTTGCAGGACTTGACCCAGCTTCGTCAGGATATCAGGCAGCTGTACTATGGGGAATAAACTCCTATAGAGGTGAGCTTTTCTTAATTGATTTAGAGAATAGACAAGGTGGGGGAGTGAAGCATGCTTTACAGATTATGTCTGACTGGTATCACAAATATGATTTACAACATTGGGTAATTGAAGAAAATGGTTTCCAGACTGCTATTAGACAAGATGATAAAATAAAAGAATTTGTTTTAAGGTCAGGTATAACTATGCAAGGACATGTTACTGGAAAAAATAAACATGACCCTATGTATGGTGTAGGTTCTATGGCAGGTTTATTTGAAAATAATAAAATTCATTTACCAGTTGGAAATAGTGAAAGTATAGCTAAAATAAATGCTTACAAAACACAGTTATTATATTTTGATGGAAAACCTGTTTCTGTGCGAAACAAAGAAAAAACTGATATAGTAATGGCTGGATGGTTTCCAATGAAAGTGTTCAGAAGAATGAACAAAGAACAACTTGCGACTATGGGACTAGATTATAACGCAAGTCACACAAATTTTAAAGGAAGCGACTATAATGAGGCACCATGGGGATAGAAAATATACAAATTAAAAATTATCAAGAAATAGTAGATAACGCTACTCAACTTGTTTCAGGGAAACCTAGTAAGCACAGACAAGTGCAAAAAGCAAGGATTAAAGCAATATTAAATGGTGGAGCTGACGGAATGAAAGCTCTATTAGGAAATGCAATGGAAACATCAGATGCAGATTTATTACCTGCACCTAACATGCTTCAATCTGGTATTGATAGACTTGCTCAGAAAATATCAGGTGTACCACAAGTTAGAGTAGATATCTTAAATCACAATACTTCTGACAGAGCTAAAAGAAGAGCAGAGAAGTTAGAGAGAATTGTTACATCATATGATGAAAGTCAAAATCTTAATTTACAGTTAAGTCAGGCAGCTAGATGGTTGCCGGGATACGGTTATGCTGCGTGGATAATAACGACAAGAACAGATAAAAATGGTTATATATACCCAACAGCAGAACTCCGTGACCCTTATGACACATTCCCTGGAAACTTTGGTCCTAACCAAGAACCTAGAGAGTTAGCTGTATTAAGAAGAATACCAAGATATAAGCTTGCTCAACTCTATCCTGAGTATGCTAAAGATATCTTAAATCCACCTGAAGAAGAAACATCTGAAACAGCTTTTGGAAGAGGTGGTGTTGGAACTCAATATCAAAATGATAAAGAGAATAATTGGGAAGATAATACGGGGCAGGGTGTTCGAATTATAGAATACTACGATGTAGGTGGAACTTATGTTGTATTCCCGGAAAAGAAAATGATTCTAGACTTTGTTCCGAATTATCTTTCTACTCCACCTTTTGTGTTTATGAAGAGAACTTCTTTTGATGAACTAAAAGGACAATATGACCACATTATTGGTTTGATGGGTATGATGGCCAAAATTAATATTATGTCATCAATAGCTATGGAAGACTCTGTATTTACAGAGACAAACATATCTGGAGAATTAGAATCTGGACAATATAGAAAAGGTAGATTTGCAATTAACTATCTTGCTCCAGGTACACAAGTTTCTAAACCACAAAATAATATACCTTATCAATTGTTTCAACAAGTAGATAGGTTAGAAAGACAACTTAGATTAGTAGGTGGTTATCCAGTTACTGATGATGCTCAATCACCTAACTCATTTGTTACTGGTGCAGGATTACAAGAACTTAATGGAACTATGTCATTAATGATTAATGAATATAGAGAAATAATCAAACATGGTATTGAATCTATG